CTCGATCAGGCAATAGCAGATGTTCTAAACGCTATGCCTCGCTATGCAAGAGTGCTAAGAGTGAACGAGCCTTACCAGATGCAAACTAATAACGCCGAGTATCTCTCGGTAAATGTCTCAGTCGAATTAGAAATAACAATTTAGAAAGGGCTTGCTAATGGCAGCTTCTACGCGTATCAAAGCGCAAAACATTAAGTTCCTAATCGGAGCTACAGAATACGCTTGCGATGCAACGATGGTTGATCTCGTGCTAGGTGATGCACCTGGTGATGTTCAGACCTTCTGCGAGCAGCGAGTAGGCGGAGAGTGGGCGCTAACCCTCGAGGGAATTACCTCAGGCGATGCTACTTCTCTATACCGAGTTCTGTGGGCTAACTTCGGAACTACCGCAACATTCACCATCGCACCTAATGGAAACGCAACCGCAACTGCTTCCGAGCCTCACTACACCGGAACAGTAAAGTTCAACGAAATTCCACCGCTATCGCTATCTTCAAACGACACAGCGACATTCTCAGTCACTCTTGAGGTAGTAAACACACCTCACGACCCTGCTTCAGATGTCTACTATGGCGTGGAGATTGTAACCGCGTAACTATGGCAGCTCCGGGGCAGTCGGGAATAAAGGTCACTAACCTTCGGGAGATCAACAAGGCTTTGAAAGCAGTTGGCGCTCCCAATGAAGAAATCAAGAAAGCCGGAAAAGAGTCCGGTGAGTTGGTTGCTTCAGAGGCTAGAGGATTAGTCCCGGTTCGCTCCGGAGCGCTGCGCAACTCTATTAGAGTCGGTGCAACTGCTCGAGGCAAGATTACAGTTTCAGCAGGTAATAACAGAAAATCTAAATCAGGCGTTCCCTACGCTAATCCTATCCACTGGGGCTGGTTCAAGCGAAACATCAAACCACAACCGTTTTTTGTGAAGGCATTGGGATACACTAGAGCAGAAGTCTACGATAACTATTTCAAGCAGATTGAAAAGCTAATCTTGACTGAATCCGCCAAAACAAAACTATAGAAGGAACACAGAATGAACTTTGATGACCTAACACTAGGCGAAGTAGAAGAAATCGAAATGCTTGTTGGTCGAGGGATCGATGAAGTATTTGCTAACGGATCTCCAAAAGGTAGAGCGCTAAGAGTTCTTTACTATGTGATCAAGAAGAAGGCAGACCCGAACTACACCTTCGAGGAAACAGAAAAGGTTTCACAGAAAGAGGCACTAGCGCTGCTAGGTGAGTCTGACCCAAAAGGAAAGAACTAGCTAAAGCTAATGCCGAAAAGATGGCAGACTTTTGTCTAGCTACAGGTTTCGCACCTAGTGAGTATAAGCAACTCACACCGGGACAGTATCGGGCTTTCGCGAGAGAGCTAGAAAGAAGAAGTAGAAGATGAGCTTAGTTCTAAATGTAGAGATACTTGGAGAATACAAGAAGCTCGCGACTGCTACTAAAGGCGCTACCGGGACACTAGACAAACTACAAACTAAGTTCACAAATGTCGGCAAGAACATCGCTAAAGTTGTCGGCGGTATTGGGCTAGGTTTAGGCGCAGCAGTAGCCTCACAGATCAAGCCTGCAATAGATGCAGCGAGCGACCTATCAGAAGCCACTAACGCAGTCAATGTTTCTTTTGGGGAAGCTGCCGATGGAATTCTTGAACTGGGCGATAAAGCTGCCAGGGGCTTAGGTCTAAGCAAAACAGAACTGTTCGGTATCTCTACGCAGTTCTCAAGCTTCGCCAAGACTATTGCCGGCGAGGGTGGAAATGTTGTCGGTGTAGTTGATGATCTCGCTACTCGAGGCGCAGACTTCGCTTCTGTTTTCAATCTCGAGGTAGGCGATGCACTCGCTAAATTCCAATCAGGACTAGCAGGACAGTCAGAGCCACTTCGCAACTTCGGTATTGACATGAGCGCAGCCCGGGTAGAGCAGTATCTGCTGGAAAATGGGCTTTGGGATGGAACTACAGCACTCACAGAGCAAGAAAAGGTTATGGGGCGTTATGGGACGCTCATGGAACAAACCTCAAACACCCAAGGCGATTTTACAAATACTTCAGACGGACTAGCGAACCAGCAGAGAATCGTAAAGGCAGAGTTCGAAAACCTAAGGGCAGAGATCGGCGAACAGTTTATGCCTATCTTGTCGAACCTAATGGGCTTTATTCTTGATTCTGTTATCCCAGCGTTTCAAGACTTTTGGTATGAGTTCACAAACCCTAGCGGAGAAGCACAAACTCAGTTAGGCGCGGTTGGCGAAGCGATGACAGGTTTTGCAGCTACCTTCGACATAGCTGCTAAGGACATAACTTCCCAGCAGGTATTCAACTGGCTCGGTGACAGCATTGTAAGCGTTATGAGGCAGCTAACTCACATGAGCGTATTTACGCAAGAAGTTTTTGGCGCTATCGGGCAGATGTTTAGCGCTACGCCTTTTTTGAGCAACCCAGTTCAATACTTCAAAGACATGAACGCAGCTAACGCTAGGCTAATGGGCGCTATGGCTAAAGCTAACGCAGCAGCAGCAGCTTTACAGTTCGCACCGGACACCACTTCTGGAAAAGGAAACGAACAACGACTACAGAACTTGCAACCTGCTCAACGCTTCGATCAGTTCGGCAAGCCAATAAGCCAGACAACTACTGCACCTACAAAAATAGAAGTAAACATAAATCGGGCTACTGTGAACGCCGATGACATTATCAACGACATCAACAGCAGGCTTCGCACTCAGGGAAGTAACCTACAGCTACGATGACAACAATTCCAGACTTCGACATCGCTAACGACCTAAAGGTCGAGTTCTTTCTGCCTAACCTCGATGACAACGCTTTTATTGTCGGTATTAGCTTGCTAGGTGGGGAGAATGTTCTTTCTAATGGTGGGCAGTTTATTATCGGTGAGAGCCTTCTAGGTGGCGAGGATGTTCTAGGCGGTCTAGGGTTCACCTGGCAGAACTTAGGATGCTCTACAGCTAACGCGCAGCTCTCAATCGGTGGAAGTGTGCAGGATGACCTCTACTTCCAAGCGCAACCGGCTCAAGCGAACATCACTCTACAGACTTACCAATACGACCCTTCTGCAAATTCTGCTTTTAGACCAGGTGTCCCAGTTCGTATCAGGCTCGAGAAAGACCTCACGAATCAGATTATCTGGAGCGGAGTAGTAGACACTATCGGCGCTCGCTACGAGATCGAGGGCAAGAACCTGATGAGAGTCGTTGCTTATGACAACATGAAGAACCTGCTCAACACTCGAATCTCTCTATTCGACTCGGAAACTGTAGAAGGCTTTGTAACGCCTTACGAGCAGATGGAGCTTATCGCAGAGCAGTTCGGCACTTCTATGCACTCTACGAGCGCGGAAACGGGCGGAGAGATACCTTCTCAGCTTCTTGAGAATGTAATCCCTAATGTTCTAGTGTTCGATGCTATTCAGGTGGGACAGGCTTTGTTCTGGCTTGACCCGGTAACTCAAGAGTTTGTATTTGTTCCGCGCCCAGACCCTTCAATCCTGCCGGACTTCCCAGTAGGTGCAGGTTACTTCACGCTAGGGACTTCGCTACTCGGTGGGGCAGATGTTCTTGGTTCAGGTAACCCGGTCTACACAGTCGGGAATAATCACGAAGCGTTCTATCATCTCTGCATGAGCAACATTGACACTATGTCAGACGGCGATACTGTGTTCAACTCACTCAAGGTAACGCTGAAGGATGATGACACTACTTCTGTGCTAGTAGAAGATGCAGACTCGATCTCACTCTATGGAAGATACGCGCAGGATGTTACACTAAATACAACCACCGAAGCAGAACTGACCAGGTGGGCTAACGCTGTTTTCAATCAGTCACCGACTAACCTAGTTCAGAGTGTTGAAACCCTAACTAGAGACAGAACAGGCACACTAACCGAAGCAGCGTTCCTTCTCCCCGGCGAACTTCTGGGAGTGGACTTCGAGCAGGACATTCTTCACATAAAGGATTACTACACAATAACTAAAGTGAGTCACTACATCGATCCCGATACTTGGCTTACTACACTTGACCTATGGAAAGAGGCGTAACAAATGGCTTATAAAGTATTCGCGAACGGAAATCCGTTACTGGCTTCGGAGCTAAACACTAACCTAATGCAGCAGGCAATCGCTGTATTCCTCGATGCTACTTCTAGGGATGCTGCTATCACTGCACCGGTAGAAGGGCAATTCGCCTACCTAACCGCTTCAGATGAGCTTGTCAAGTATTCTGGCAGTGCCTGGGTTGCAGGTATTCCAGAACCGACTACAGCGGTTCAGGAGAAGTCCTCGAGCTACACACTTCTAGCAGACGATGCAGGTTCTTACATCTATGTCACAGCAGCAGCTACGATCACTGTGGCAGATGTTCTAGAAGTCGGTGAAACAGTAAACATCATTAGCACTACAGCAGATGCAGTAGACTTCGCTGCCGGTGCAGGCGTAACACTTTACTCAAAGGAGAGCCTGGTAACACTTACCGGACAATACTCAGGAGCGAGCGTAACGAAGAAGGCTTCGGGCGCTTACTTCATCATCGGAGATCTAGCGTAATGTCGCTGATACCTTTAGGGTTTTGGGCTGCCTCGGGAGGCATTTCTTCTGTGGATGTTGATTATCTACTTATAGCCGGCGGTGCAGGCGGTGCTGGCGGAACTTCAAACGGGCTAGGTGGCGGTGGTGCTGGTGGATTATTGTATCAAACACAAACGCTTATACCCGGAGAGGCTGTTACTGTAACTATTGGTGCTGGTGGCGCTTCGCTTACAAATGGCTCTAATTCTGTCTTTGTTTCTACGAACGCGATAGGTGGTGGAACAGGCGGGAGTTTTTATCCGGCAGTTGCAGCCGTATCAGGTGGCTCTGGTGGTGGTGGTGGTGGTATAAATGCCGCTCAACCAGGAGCATCAGGGACAGCCGGGCAAGGATTTGCAGGTGGAGCAAGTTGGGGTTCTCCATCAAATTACAATGGTGGCGGTGGCGGTGGTGCTGGAGAAGCTGGTAATACAGATGGTGCTTCTCATGGAGGTGACGGACTTCTTTACAGCGAATTTGCAACTGCTACAAGCTCAGGAGTTAGCGGTTACTACGCAGGAGGTGGAGCCGGAGGTTGGGGCGGATCACCTTACACAAGAGTTTATTGGGGAGGACAAGGTGGCGGTGGAGCCGGAGGTGTTCAGGTTGGCGGGCAGCAAGTTGGGCTTCCAGGAACTGTAAATACAGGCAGCGGTGGTGGTGGTAGTTATGGCTTGAATACTAGCGCTGGCGGCAACGGAGGTTCAGGAATTTTGATTATGAAATACCCGATTGAAAATTCCTTTTCGGTATCTGCTGGATTGAGTGCAACAACTTATACAAGCGGAGGGTTCAAATACACTAAAATAACCGCCGGCACAGGAAACATTACTTTAGGATAATTTTATGGCTCATTACGCTTTTTTAGATAAAAATAACATTGTTATCGAGGTGATCGTTGGGAGAGATGAAAACGATTTATCTGACGAGGTTGAAAACTGGGAAGATTATTACGGAAAATTTAGAGGTCTTGCCTGCAAGCGAACCAGCTATAACGGAAACATTCGTAAAAACTACGCTGGAATTGGTTACACCTATGACGAGAATTTAGATGCTTTTATAGCACCAAAGCCTTTTGAGTCTTGGATTCTAGACCAAGAAACTTGCCAATGGGTATCTCCAATTCCCTATCCAACAGATAACAAAATCTATTTATGGGATGAAACTTCTATTGGCTGGGTTGAAAGAGTTGAAGAAAACTAATGTCAGAGCGACCACCGAGCAATACAGCAGTTATTCTTAGAATCGTGAGTGACATCGAGAAGAAACTAGATGACTTTGAACAGCGCATCAGAGCGCTCGAGAAGTCAGTTTGGAGTAACGCTTTCTTGCAGTCAATTATGACCGCTGCTGTTACTGGTATCGTGGTCGCTGTGCTAGTGAGTCAGCTATGACTTGGCAACATCCCTTCGAAAAGAAAACAATTACTTCTCGCTTCGCTACGACAGTCAGAAGGACATCGCCTCATCGAGGGCTTGACTATGCGCCTGGTGCTAATGCCTTGATCAAGTCTGTTACTGCCGGCAGGGTCGAGCTAATTCAATGGAGCGACTGCTTGGGCTGGGTAATGGTGCAGAGTTCTGCAAGCGGTAAATACTATGTCGGCTATTGTCACCTAAGCTGTGCTAGGCATGGGGAGAATTGCAAGGGCAAAGCTATCGGCTGTAAGAGTCCGTTCAAGTCCCTGAAAAAAGGGCAGAGGATAAAGTTATCTCAGCCAGTCGGCAGAGTCGGTAACACCGGGGAGTGCAGTCGAGGCGCTCACCTTCACCTAACTCTCAGCACTAGCCTCAAGGGAGTCTTTTACGGCAAAGTCATAGACCCTGAGAAGTTCATAGACAAACAGCAGGTAGAGATCTGCAAGACTTGTAAACAGGAGATAAAGAAATGAACGCTAACCTAAGAAAAGCTATTTACGCAGCAGTTGCAGGACTTGTTCCGCTATTCGTTGCTTTGGGGTTTCTAACAGATGAGCAGAGTTCTCAGATACTCTCGAGCGTTGCAGCAGCACTTGCTTTCTTTGCCTCAGTAATGGCGATGAAGAATGTCAATGCCGACGGAGAACCTGAAGGTGACATCGAGTTCGAGGAACTTGAGTTCGAGGATGTAACAGAAGGCACAGAAGCTCCACACATTCCAGGCGTTTAGTGTCTGATGCTTTAGCTATGCTAAGGCTATGAACGAAATAACCGCAAGAATCAAAAAGTCCGGTGGGCAACTAATCGGCACTCATGCACCTGGATCAGCAGAGTGGCACTCACAGCGAGCTAACGCAATAGGCGGTAGTGACATCGCTCCCATTATGAACCGCTCCCCTTGGACTAGCGCTCTAAACCTATGGGCTATCAAGTCCGGCAAGCTACTTGCACCTGCTGGGACTATGGCGATGAAGCTGGGCAACTACTTCGAGCCGGCAATCATCAAGCTTTTCGGTGACACTCACCCTCACCTAACGATTCACGATTCAAGCTGGACATTCTCAAGCAAGTTCAACGACAGCTTTCACGCGAACCCCGATGCGATTATCGAAGATGAAGATGGGGAACTCTCAATTCTCGAGATCAAGTTCTCGCGCAACCCTATGCCAGAATTACCTGAACACTACCGCTTGCAGGTTGCCTGGTATCAGTTCGTGACAGGCTTGCACAATCCTGCTGTTCTTTGTGCAGTGGCAGGAGGCGAATACAGAGAGTTTGTTATCGAGTATGACCAATCACTAGCGAAAGATATGAAAGAGGCAGCAGAGGGCTTTCTAGAGCTTCTCAGCACCGATACTGAGCCGACTATCGAGGGCAGTAACTCAACTTACGAAACTGTTAGAGAGCTGCACCCGGAGATCGAGGATACAGAAGTGGACATAGATTCCGAAGAATTCTCAAAGCTACAGAGCGCTCTACAGCAGGAAAGCTTCTGGAAGCAACAAGTTCTTCTACGCAAGTCAATTATTCAAAACTCTATGCAAGGAGCTAAGTGGGGTTATGTTGATGGGGTAAATGTTGTAGCGTTACAAAGCAGAGGATTAGGAAAGCCCTTCCTCAAAATACTAGAAAGGTAAACCACGATGGGATTCATGGACAACTACGAACCGGTAGCGGACAGGATAGCGAAGTTCTGGGCTAAATACCCTACAGGCAGGATTCACACCGAGATCAAGCTAATCAACGAAACCGAGATTGTGATTCAGGCAAGCATCTTTACAGACCGAGAAGACCCACGCCCGGCAGCTATTGACTTCGCCCAGGAGACTCGAGGCTCGAGCGCAATCAACAAGACCAGCTTTATCGAAAACTGTGCCACGAGCGCCATAGGGCGCGGACTGTCGACACTCGGCTTTCAGTCTAAGCGTGATGGGAAAACTGTTCGACCATCGCAGGAGGAGATGATAAAGGTATCCTCAGAAGCCATAGGAGCGGTTGTGAAGGACTTAGAGGCTAGGGCTAGTGTCTTAGCCTTATCTAAGGATGTTGAAGGGCTTAGAGCGCTTTACAGCGAAGCCAAGAACGCCGGAGCACCTAAGAAAACACTCGACTCGATCACCGAACTAGCTAAAGCTCTAGGGTAAAGGGAAGGGGCTGTGACCCACAGATAGCCACAGCCCCGGGCTTCATCGCCCACCCGAACCACGAATCGGGTAGCATTATCCTACCACTACAGAAGGAAATCATGGAAAATTTAGACAACTGGTTGCAAGACCGAAACGAACGAACCTACATCCAAGGATACACCACCGGTTACAAGAACGGGTATGAAGATCTCAGAATGAGAGTGACAGTCGAGCTATGGGATTTTCACAAGCTAATCAAAGAGATTGACAGCGAATTAGCCGACACAGTTCAAATTGCTATTGACAAAATTGAAAAAATGAAATAGAAAGATGATTATACTTAATAACTATATATAGACATTATGCTTATATATAGATATTAACTTAATAACTATATATAGACATAATTACTATATATAGAAACCACGAAAGGAAAAAAATAATGCCACAGATCACTATTGCAGGAGATGTAAACCTTCTTGGATGGGAAGGCAAGCGAATCTCTATCTGGGAAAAATACGATGCTAACGGAAAAGAGTATTCAAGGCTCTGGACTTGCTGGTTCGACATCTCCCAGGCAGACAGAATTCAAGAGCAGGACTGGGTAACGATTACCGGAGAGCTATCCACCAAAATCGGCAGCTACACACCTAAAGGCGCAACAGAGGAAAAAACTGTAGTCGAGCATCACATTCAGAACGCTCAACTAACCGGCGTAGTTAGCAAGCAGCAGCAGAGCGCTAACATCAACGCAGAAGCACCTGGCAGCTTCGAGAACGCTCCGTTCTGATGATTCAGGTATTCGTTCCAGGCATCCCACAGCCACAAGGATCGAAGAACGCCTATGTTCGAGGCAATCGCGCTGTTATAGTCGAAGCTAATAAGAAACTACCTAACTGGCGTAAGCAGCTAACTGAAAAGCTGGAAACAGCTAACTCGAGCTGCGAACCACTAGAAGGCGCGCTTACCTTAGAAGTCTTATTCCTCATGCCTAAAGCTAAAAGCAATAAAAAAGACTTTCCCTATCAAAAGCCCGACCTCGACAAACTAATTCGCGCCGTTGCAGATTCTGCTACTGCATCAGGGGTTATCAACGATGATTCTCAGATAGTTCAGATACTTGCCTGGAAGTTATGGGCAGAAGATGAACCCGGAGCTGTTATTACCCTCAGTCGGTTTCTCGGCGAGTCGGATTGACAGACTAGCTTCAAGTAATAGTTTAGGGTTACCACTTACACAGAAAGATGGGGACAATGCTAGAACAAATGAAAGTGTTTTCTTACCGCTACCCTTGCGCGGTTAGAAAGCTCCTAGAATCACTCAGCGAAGCAGACCAAGAGATTCTTAGAGATCATCTCTGCGACACTTCAATCGGTAACAAGACCCTTGAGAAGTCACTAAACAGCGTAGGCATAACTATTGCCGATACCACGCTGCAAAAGCACAGATCAGGCGCTTGCTCATGCTCGAGAATCTAAACAAAGGAAAACAAATGAAATCACCACAGATTAGGTTTTACTGCAAAAGCTGCGATAAATCAGAATACGCTTTCTATACCATGCCAAAAGACACTTATGAAATAAAAATCTTTCCTTGCAGCAGTTGCGAAAATAAGTTTTCTTATTTTGTTCCTGCAGATAATTCGGAAAAGGGCATGGAGCAATTTAGAAAGTTCTTTGAAGTTTTCAAGGCAGTAGACGCTTGAAATGCTCGAGAATCTGAATCCGGCAAGCAAGATTGAAGCACCTAAAGACTTTCGCCCGGCACTCGAGTTCGATGGTAGTGAAGGCGTTGCAACTCTCCCAGGCGTTCCTATGGGGGAAGCACCTAACTTTGAACAGTTCTTACTCGATCAAGGATTCGACCCGGCAGAATACGAGATAATCGGCGCACCGCGCACTAGTCGCTGGCAGAAGTATGATGGGGACTGGCTTACTAGCTACAGGTTCAACTTCCGCAAAACATCACCTATTGGGGACTTGAAGCTACTTTGGTCGAAAGCTAAACCACCTAAGAAGTCTAAGGTTCAAGTAAAGGCTGATACTGCGCTAGTGGTAATGCTCGCAGACTATCAACTAGGTAAAAGCGATCATCGAGGCGGAGCTGAAGAGCAACTAGGCAGGATTCTAAGCGCTTATGACACCTTAGAGTTACAATTCAAAAAGGGTAAATATAGTGACATTATCTTTGCTGAAATGGGCGATATAGTCGAGGGCTTCAGTAACAAGATGGATCAGCAGCAGCTCGCCACTAACACGATGTCAATGATGGATCAAGTAGACCTGGCAACTACGCTGACTTATGAAATCATCAAGAGAGCAAGCAAATACGCCAAAGTCACATACGCCACAGTAGCTTCTAATCATTGCCAGAACAGAATCAATAAGCAAGCAGTCGGCTTACCGGGTAACGATGATTGGGGAATCTTCATCGCCAAGCAGTTGGCTCGACTGACTAAAGAAGTGGGACTCGATCTAAAGATACTCATTCCGCAACCAAGCGATGAATCATTAGCGGTAGATGTATTCGATGACCAGTTCCATGTTCTTGGTTTGTGGCATGGGCATCAGAGCGCTAGACCCGAAGCTGTGCCTACATGGTGGGAGAAACAAACCTTCGGCAATCAACCAGTAAGCGCAGCCTCAATCGGGCTTACCGGACACTTCCATCACCTGAGAGTGCAGGAGCTAGGGCTTCACTCTAATGGTGGATCGAGATACTGGATTCAAGGCAAGACAATGGATAATGGGAGCAGTTGGTTCAGGCTAAACAGTGGGCAAGACTCACAGCCAGGCATCACCTGCTTCGAACTACAAAAGGGAAAACACTTTACAGGGAGCGTGTTCAATGTATAATCTAAGCACCACACAGAAAGTAGCAAAGATTATGAAAACCACACTAGGCAGCATCCTATTCGCACTAGGCATCGTAGGCGTTCACTTCATCGCCTGGGCATTAGCAACCTTCACACCTATCCTTACAATCATCCTTCTAGCCGGAGTATTCACCTGGCTATTGGTTGAGCTATACATTGGAGTAAGAGAAAGCTAATGATCTGTCCTCGATGTTCAGTCACTCATCACAGAAGCATTGACAAGGTGTTATGTTTCAAGTGTTGGAGCGAGGTGACTAGATGGCAGAATGGCACAACTCAAAAGAGTGGGCAAAAGCAAGAGCCTACGCGAAGAAAGTCTTAGATCCTTACTGTTCGACCTGCGGGGTAGAACTAATAGGGGGGGACTGGACAATAGACCACATCATCCCCGCATCACAGAATGGAGAACCAAATCATGACATTAGTAACTTGCAGTCTATGTGCCGCCGTTGTAACGGGCGTAAGCAAGACCGAACGCTCGAGCGCACCAGTTGGCGCTCGCCACGCTGGTAGAAGCGAGAGAAGAACCGAAGCACTATTGAAACTAAGGATCAACCCACTACCGACAGGAAGGCATCGCCTGTGACCACCATGAGCGCCGGGGGCGTTTTTCGAGGGGTCGCTGCCAATCCCGCGCAAGCACTCAAGTTTTTACACAATAGGCAGATTATCCGAGGGGAGCTTTAGCTTGATACAGGAAACTTTGAAAGAGTGGATAGATAGCTTGACTTTGACAGTCGAACAAAGAGTGATCGCAGGAATGGCGCTCAAGCTGGCAGGTTCGTTCGATGAAACCGGACATACCTCGACAGCAGCCGAACTTAGAAAGACTATCCTCGAGTTGCAGTCCCAGTTGAACGCTAACAAGTCTGAAATAGACCCACTAGAGAAACTGCTAACCAGGTAGTGCTACAGCTCCCGGCTACCTTCACTAAACCCTTATCGGATGACTTTGTTACCGATGGGGATTTACTGATTGAGCTGGCAGACATCGCCTGGAAGTCCCCGGAGAATCCTGAAGGGCTAAAGCTTGATGAGTGGCAGAAGTGGTTGCTCAGACATCTTTTAGAAAGATACCCAGATGATCACGAGAATCCGGACTTAGCTGGCAGACTTAGATACAGGCAAGCGGTAGTATCATTAGGCAGGCAGAACGGAAAATCGTTACTTGCAGCCATCTTAGGGCTTTACGGACTCTTGGTTCATCAGAGGACAGGCGCGCAGGTGCTATCGCTTGCCAGTTCCTCAGATCAGGCTCGCATTATTTACAGTCGAGTCCTATTCGTAATTCAGAACAATCCGTTCCTATCTAAGCGATTCAAGAAAGCCACAGAGCAGCGCGGAATCGTAACGGCAGACGGAACTGGTCGTTATGATGTAAAAGCAGCTAAAGAGTCAGCTTTGCAAGGCATTCCGATTTCGCTGTGCCTCTTCGATGAGCTTCATTTGGCTAAGCCAGGTATGTGGTCAGCAGCGGTTCTGGGAACATCTCAGCGCAGAGATGGCATGGTATTGGGGATTTCTACCGCCGGAGATCAGAACT